TCGTCCGACGAACTGACCGAGTGGATCGCTCTCTACCGGATCGAACACTCTGAACGAGAACAGGCCGCCCAACGAGCGAAGGCTAGGAAGTAGATGGCCGTAGGCACGACAGTCGCCCGCATCAACACGATCGTCACCGCCAACACGAAGCAGTACACGCTCGGAATGGCGAAGGCGCAGCTTCAGGCGGGCGAGTTTCAGAAGGCGGCGACGACCGCCGCACGTGCGGCGTCGGGTCCGCTTACCCTCGGTCTTATCGGTGTCGGTGCGGCCGCCGTGAAGGCTGCTGTCGACTTCGACGACTCGATGACGAAGATCGAATCGTTGGTCGGTATCGCCGGGTCCGAAGTCGACGCGATGGCTGAGTCGGTGCGGGCGCTATCGGGCGAGACCGCCCAGGCACCCGGTGCTCTCGCCGACGCCATGTTCTTCATCCAGTCTGCCGGTCTCCGAGGAGCGGTGGCGATGGAGACCCTCGAAGCATCAGCGCAAGCCGCAGCGGTCGGTCTCGGCGAAGTCACCGAGATCGCCGACCTCGCCACCTCGGCGCTCAACGCATACGGAGCCGAGAACCTGTCGGCAGTCCAAGCAACCGACGTCCTCACCGCCGCCGTCCGAGAAGGCAAGCTCGAAGCATCCGAGCTGGCCGGGTCGATGGGTCGAGTCCTCCCGATCGCTTCTGCGATGGGTGTCCGGTTCGACGAGGTCGGCGCAGCGTTCGCCGCTCTGTCTCGTACCGGCACGAACGCCGCCGAGGCAGCGACCCAGGTGCGCGGCATCCTGTCCTCGCTGCTGCGACCCACCAAGCAGGCCGAGGAAGCGCTCGAAGGCATGGGCCTCTCGTCCGAAGGACTACGTCAACAGATCAAGGACGAAGGCCTCCTGGCGACGCTCCAGACGCTCGCCGAGGAGTTCGACGGGAACGCCGCCGCATCCGCCTCGGTATTCGGCAACGTCCGAGCGCTGTCCGGCGTCATGGACCTCATGGGCGCGAACGTCGCGACGACCGAGCAGATCTTCGCCAACATGCGCGACACGACCGGCACGCTCGACGACGCGTTCGCTGTCGTGTCGGACACGGCCGGGTTCAAGTTTCAGCAGGCGATGGCCGACCTTCAGGAGACGCTGATCGGGATCGGGCAGACGATCATCCCGATCGTGTTGCAGATGCTCGAAGGTGTGCAGTTCCTGATCGAAGGGTTCCAGGATATGCACCCGGCAGCGTTGGCAGCCGCAGCCGGGATCACGGCGATCGTGGTGGCGTCCGGCCCGATCGGTCAGATCGCTATCGCTCTCGGCGGTCTGTTCTACGTCTTCGGCGAGATGGCCGGGAACGCTCGCGAGGCGAAGGACCGGCAGGAAGAACTCACCCAGGAGTTCATCGACGCCGACAGTCCGACGCACATCATGATCGGCCGGATGGAAGAACTCGCCGCCGCGATCCGGGACGTCGGCGACGCAGCGGACGACACGACCGACGATGTCGACACGATCGTCGGTTCGTCCACGGCGCTCGGGTTGGCGTTGGGGAACGACACGCTGCCGCTGTTCGACGAACTCGGGATCTCGATGAACGACGTGGCCGTCGTCGCTGAGAGCGGCACCGACGCGTTCCAGGAGTTGCAGGACGTACTGGAAAACACCAAGTCGGCTGACGCGATGCGAACGGCGATACGGGACCTGACCGGAGAGGAGCGTCTGCTGGCGGAAGCGCTGATCGACGCCTTCGACGCAGGCGACCTGGAGATCAAGCAACTCGACGACATGCTCGACGTCGTCGATGAGACCGCTGATGCGTTCGACGACAATCGCAAGAAACTCGAAGCTCAGGCAGAGGCGTTGGTCGATAGCGGCGACGCTGTCCGGCTACTGAACGACATCTACCTCGATGGCGAGGGCATCATCGCCGGATACCAGCGGCAGAACCTGTCGAACCTGGAGATCATGGGCCGGGTCGACACGCTCGTCCAGAACCACGCCGAGTCGCTGAACGGCATGTCGATCGAAGCGCACCGTGCCGGTATCGAGGTTGACACGCTCGGCGGTGAACTCGCCGAGACCGGCGGACCGATCGACGAGGTGATCTCTGGGGCGGATGAGATGGCGCGTGCGATGGGGCTGAGCGCCGACGAGACGTTCCGGATGCGTGACGAGTTCTCGAAGCTCATGGAGGCGATCCTCGGCGAAGGCAACGCGCTCTACGAGGCGGAGCGGGTCGCTTCGGAGCTTGCGGAGACCGCCGCGCAGATCGGCAAGAAGAACGCGCCGGACATGGCGGAGGCGTTCGTCCGAGGCGGCGATGACGTCGCCGGAGTCCTCGACGAGATGCTGGCGAAGATCGATGTGTTCGACGATCCCGCTGCGCTCGTCTCGGTGCAGACGATGGTGACGTCGCTCTCTGCTATCGGCGAGGCGGCTGGTCGAGGCATCGACGAGATCGCCGAGCTGCAACTGATCCTGGCTGCGCTCGAAGGCGCGGACATCGAGTTCAACGTGCGAGTACTGAGCGAGGTGTTCGGTGTCGACGACTTCGGCATCGGGCGTGAGCTGCGCGGGTTCGCAGGTGCGACCGGTGCGATCGTCCGCCGCCCGACCACCGCGCTCATCGGGGAGGCCGGTCCGGAAGCGGTCGTGCCGCTGTCGACTGCGCCGGGTGCGTCGCCGCTTCCGGCCGGGTTCGGTGGCGGTGGCACCATGAACGTCACGATCCAGATGCCGGTCGGCTCGGACGCCTCGGACATCATTCGGACCCTCGACTCGTACTCACGACGCAATGGCAACGTCCCGATCACGACGGGCAGCTAACCGATGGCCTGGGACTACGCCATCGCACTCCAACCGAAAGACAAGGACGGCGGGGCCGACCCGGACGCCATCCCGATCGACCGTGTGCTCGGCGTGTCGATCCAGTACGGCAAGACCGCCATCGCCACCTCGTACTCAGCCGGTCGGATGCTGGTCGAGCTGGACAACTCGGACGGGGCGCTCACACCGGGCGGCGGAGGCACCTGGGCCAACGCTCGCTTCGTCGGGGTCGAGTGCGACTTCTACACGACCGTCACCGGCGAGTCGCCCGACCTCGGCGACTACACGCCGCGGTTCTTCTCCGGGAACGTCACCGACGTCGACCTGAAGCTCGCGAACAAGTTCGACAGCCGGGTCATCCTGACCTGCACCGACGCGCTCGGGCAGCTCGGCACCTACTTCGCGTTCTGCCGGTTCTACGACCCGGCCAACACCGAAGGCGGCGAGGTCGCGTTCGGTGACGACGCCCTGCCATCCGACGGGCTAATGCCGTTCGTGCTGTCGCTGGCGACCTCGACCCAGTTCACCTCCGACCACTACCTCATCAACGGCGGGTCGTCCGATCAGAACGTGTGGGCGTTCCCCGAGTTCGCCAACATCGGCGACTACCTGCGGAAAGCGATCGAGGCGGAGAACGGCGACTTCTTCGTCCGGCACGGGCTGCCGATCGTCCGCACCTCGACCGGCAAGCGGAACCTCCTGACCTACCGGGCACGGTCCGGGCCGACCGTCACCGACGACCCGACCCTGTCGGTGTCGCACCTGGAGCCCTTGATCGCCTACGACACGAGCGTGTCGTCGCCACCAGCCGGGGCGCGTGACTTCGCCAACGCTGAGTTCGAGGTCGGCACCTCGTACGGGTTCACCGCTGCGTCGTTCACGATGCGGACCCACTACGACTACATCAGCGGCACCGACCTCGCCTCGGGCACCTCGATCGGGTACGCGTCCCTCGGGCGGCAGTCCGCCGTCGCATGGCCCGCACCGGACTCGACGAAGCTGTACCTAAACGTCACCGCCAACACGGTCGACGCTGCCGTGAAGATCTTCGTCGAGACCGCCGACGTGTTCGGCGACTGGGACACGTTCGGGACGTTCGTCAAACTCTCCGCCGGGGACACCGGCACGCAGACGATCACGGTCGACGTGCCGAGCCAGTCGCTGCTCGCCGTGAACGCCACCGCCGACTCCGCCGCCTCGTCGGGTGCGATCACGTTCCAGGTCACCGCGTACGAGGGCGACGTCGGTGCCGAGCAGACCGCAGGCCAGACCTCGACCCAGAACACCTACGGCGTGCAGGACCAGCACCGGACCGACATGCACACCGTCTCCGACGCGGCGACGCTCGCGTGCGCCGAGTCGTTCCTCCAACGCTACGGCCCGGAGGACGGCGACCCGATGGTGCTGCGGTCGCTGCGGTTCCCGCCCGTGTTCCCTGGCGACAACGACGGCTGGGAGATGGTCAAGTTCTCGACCGGCGACGCGACCTCGGTCGCGATCGACGCAGCCGGGTCCACGATGAGCTTCGACGGCATGATCGTCGGTGTGCGTTGGGACATCACCCCGAGGGGCGGCGCGACCCTCACGACCTTCTCCGAGAACGCCGACCTGTTCTCGCCGTTCATTCTCGACGACGACCTGTTCGGCGTGCTCGACGAGAACCTCCTAGGATAGGACCGCCATGAGCTTCACATCCGGTCAGGTGCTGACCGCCGCCCAACTGAACGACCTCGACATCGACTCGCTGACGCTGACGGATGCGACGCCGGTCCTGACTCTCAAGGACACGAACTCGACCGGCACGAGCAACTTCGCGATCAAGTTCACCGACTCGGCGGACACCGACCTCGCCCGCATCTACGGCGGCGGCGGCAACGACATCCGGTTCGAGGTTGCAGGCAGCGACCATACGATCATGTCGGACTCTGGCAGGATGGGCATCGGCACGACCGGACCGCAAGCGCCGCTTCACGTCCGCCGAGATGATGGCTCATCCGAGCTTCTCCGACTGGAGAACAATGCAGGCGAGAACGAGGGGCCGTACATCGGCCTGTTCGACCTCAACAGTCGGCTCGGGTTTCTTGGGTTCCCAGATAACGACGACTTGTATGTCAAGAACGAAACGTCGTCTGGCCTCATCTACTTCGCCACGAACAACCTCACCCGGATGGCGATCGAAGCTGGCGGTGAGGTCGGCATCGGCACCTCTACCCCGAGCGCCAAGCTGCATGTGAACGCAGGCACCGTGAACAACGTGGCGACGTTCGAGTCGACCGATGCCGGTGCGATCCTCAGCCTGGTGGACAACTCAACGACGGGCAGTTCCTACGTCGGCATCCGTGCCGACGGCGACCAGCTAAGCCTGCGGGCAGGCAACTCGAACCATGTCGCAGTTCTCAGCGATGGCAACCTCCGGATCAACACGAGCGGCAAGTCGGTCTACGCACTCAGCCCGACCACCGGTACTGGCAACGACGCCGAGTGGGCATTGACCTTCGGGTATTACTACCTGCGCCGGAACTCGTCGACCGCTGCCGAGAAGGAGAACATCACCGACGACCTCGGTGAGCACCTGACCGCCGACATGATCGACTCGGTCGTGCCCAAGATGTGGAACCGCATCAACGCACCGGGCTACCCCGAGATCGGCCCGATCGCTGAGGACATGGACGCGATCTCACCGTTCCTCGCCTCTCGTGGAACGGACGCCGAGGACGTCCCGTTCCTGACCGGCATCAACAAGACCGCCTACCTGTCGCTCCTCGTCCTCGCCGTGAAAGACCTACGCGCTCGGGTCGCTACGCTCGAAGCATGACCGAGATCAACCTGACCGACCGGGTCCTGGCAATCCTCCAGACCCGATTCCCGAACGAGTTCGAGATCGCCGTGCTCACGGCGCAGAACGAAGTCCTGAGTGCGCGCGTCGCCGAAGCCGAGGCTGGCGACGATGCGACTGTCGACCTGGACCCGCCGGACGAGTAGAGCCGCGCTCGCGGCGTCGTATCTGATCGCCCTGGTCGGGCCGGTCCACCCGGCAGCGGCCGATGGCTGGACGGTGTCGGTGTCGGCCGACGACCCGTTCGTCGACTGGAGCCTGACGCTCGACGGTGAGACGCTGCTGCACGTCATCGCGTCGTCCGGCGTGGACTGCCCGCTCGATCACACCACGACACCCGACCCGTACCTGCTGCTGATCGACTCGACCGGCGCGACGTATGCGGCAGACGACGACGGGAACCACACCGAGACCGGCGACTGCTATTCGGCGAAGCTGCACCTGACACCCGAGGCGGGCGACTACGTCCTGCGGTTCACGACGTTCCAGCGCGAGTCTGCTGGGATGGAGGTGCCGACCGGGTCGATGGCGGTGTCGTTCTCAACCGAGGGCTGGTCGCCGCCCACGACCACCACCACCACGACCTCGACGACAACGCTGGCTCCGACCACGACCACGACGACCACCACGGCCGCACCGACGACTACCACCACGACCGCCGCTCCAACCACCACCTCGACCACGACCACCGTCGCTACGACGACCACGACCAGCGAGGCACCACCATCTACCACTACGACCACGACGACCCAGGCTCCGACGACCACGACGACGCCACCTACTACGTCCACGTCCACATCGTCGACCACCTCGACGACGACGACCTCGACGACGACCCTGCCACCCACGACGACCTCGACCTCGACGACTACCTCGACCACCACGACGACAGTCGCGCCGACGACTAGCACCACCACGCTCCCGCCAGTCACGACCATCCCGCCACCGGTCACCACGCTGCCCTCAACGCCCACTACAAGCCCGCCAACGGCCACGACGTCGACGACAACGACCAGCACGACCGTCGCGCCCACGACGACGTCTACGACGCTCCCAGCGCCTGTGGTGGAACCCGACCCAGAACCGCTCGAGCCGGAACCTAACGAGATCGAGTTGGAACCGGCGACCGTCGACGCTCTCGCCGTGATCGTCGCCGACGCTGACATCGACTTCGTCGAGGACGTCACCACCGTCCTGGAGGCGATCACCGACGACGACCTCGACGCTGACGAGATCGAGGCGGTCGTGGACACGTTCGAGGAAGTGGTCCAGGCCGAAGCGTTCGAGCAGCTCGACCTCGATCAGATCGGTGCGCTCGGCGACCAGATCAACTCGGCACCCAACGAGGTCAAGGCCGTATTCGAGGAAGCCGTCGCGGACGAGATGTTCGACGGCACCCTCGACGACTACGTCGCCACGAACTCGACGATCGACAACGGCGACCGGCGCACCGTCATCGCCGTCACCGCAGCGTCGACCGCAGCGCTCGCCATGCCACGACCAACACCGCCATCCGCACCGACCGCTGGACCATCCGCCTCCTCGGGACCGTCCGGCCCGACTCGAAAGAACCGCCGATGAGATACATCCGGGAGATCTTCATCCTGTCCTGGACCCTTGCCGGGTCCGCGTACATCCTCGCCACGCTGCCACCCGGCAGCGACACGTTCCGCTACGCCGCGATCATCACCTGCGTCGCGTTCGTGATGCACATGATCTCGGTCGCCCTAGATCGAGACGACGGTGGCGAGTAGCCTGTCGACCATGTTGAGATCATCGACCTTCTGGATCGACGCCCTCGAACGCAGCCTGTCGACCGGCGCGGCGACCATCGTCGCACTCGTGTCGGCGAACGGCGTCGACGTCGGACCCTCCGCCAACTTCGTCGAGATGCTCGCTGCGGGTGGCATGGCCGCTGTCGTGAGCTTCCTGAAGGTGGTCGCGGCTACCGCCGGACCGATCGGCAACGCCGACGGCGCACTTGTGCGGGTGCCGAAGGTCGGCACCGACGACGACCTGCTCGACTGATGTCGCTCGACTCGAACCTTCGAGGGGTCCATCCCGTCCTCGCGCATCGAGTTCGGCTGCTGCTGGCCGAGCCGAAGCTCAGCAAGTACGGCACCTATCCCGCCGTCCGAGATCGTGCGAAGCAGGAACGGCTCTATGCCGCCTACAAGGCAGGCCGCGGCAACCTGGCAGCCAACCCGAACCGCACCCTGCGAACTGGTGCTGGGTTCCCGTACGACTGGACCCCGAAGGGTTCGTGGCACATGGTCCAGGGCGACGGGTACGGCCACGCCGTCGATCTGAAGCGTCCGTGGAATCGGACCCGAGCGCAGGCCCGAGCCGAGGTCCACCCGTTCCTCGAACGATATGGCCTCGCGGCCACGGTGCGTACAGAGTGGTGGCACGTTCAGGCGTTGACGTCGCAGGGCTGGGTCGATGGTCCGATGCCCGACGGCACCGGTGACCTCCCGAAGCCCGAACCCGAGAACGTCCTCGCCGAGGTGGCGAAGTTCGTCGAGGCGTGCCGCAAGACGATCGTGAAGCGTGGGCAGCGTGGAGCGGTCGTCGAGTTCATGCAGACGCAGCTAACCAACAAGGGCTACACGCTCACGAACGACGGCGCGTTCGGACCCGCCACCCTCAAGGCTGTCCGAATGTTCCAGTCGGCGAACGGTCTCACCGCCGACGGGATCGTCGGCCCAGCGACGTGGGCGGCGCTGCTCGGCTGACCGATGGAGATCTGGGTCGCGATCGTCTCGGGCGTTTTCATGCTGGCAGGCATCAGCCTGACCGCGGCGTTCCAGTTTCGGCAGCTACGACACGAGAACGAAGAGCAGCACGGGCGGTCGCTCGCGCTGCTATCCCGCGTCGACGAACGCTCGGCGATTACGCTGGACCGCGTCGAGCAAGTATCCGAACGGCTCGACGATCATCTGGAGGCGCATCGTGTCGAAGGCCGAAAAGTTCACGACGGGCATATCGCCGACGAGACGACCTAGCTACACCCAGATCATGACGCAACTCGAGGTCGAGGATCCAGATCTGCTCGACGCAGTGAACGAAGCGCTCGTCGACGAGTCAGCATCGCTCGCGGCGATCCATCGCAGTCTTCGAGAGGTCGGGATCGACATCGGCTACTCGTCCCTCATCCGATGGCGAGACCATGTCCGCGGCTGAGGACTTCACTGGTCTCGTCGCCCATCACAATGGACCAGACCGTCCCCCTCCAGGATGGGAGCCAGGCCATCTCGTCAATCACGCCACAGGCGTCGCGGAGTTTACTGGCCTCGCCACGACTGAAGCGATCGATCCCGACGAGGCGACCATCCTCGCCGAGATGCGGCTGGACCCCGACGAGTGGGCGATCAAGCCTGGCAGCCTCCAGGTCCGCAAGTGGCAGCAGAAGGCCGACGGCGGATGGTGCTGGTATTACCGCATCACCGCTGTGCGCCGTTCTAAGGCGTTCGCTGATCTCGACGACCTCATCGCCACGCTACGACGCCGGAAGCGCTCCACGAGGCTCTCAGCGTCCCCAGGCGGGCAGATATGGGCGACGTCGGACTGGCAGGTCGGAAAGGCGGGGACGATCGACCATGTCCTCGAGACGCTCGGCGAGTTGCCGAACCGATTCGAGGAGTCATGGCGTCGGGCTGGGAAGCCAGGCGAGATCCTCGTGGCGTTCGGCGGTGACCTCGTCGAGGCGTGCGCCCACTTCTACGGCAGCCAGCAGACCTACTCGGTCGAGATGCATGACCGCGACCAGCGAGCGATCGTGCGCGAGGCGGCGATGGCGATCATCGACAAGGCGTCCACCCTCGCCGAGATCGTCACGGTCGCGGCGGTGCCAGGGAACCACGGCGAGCATCGCCTCGGGAAGCGCGACGCCCTCGTGGGCGACAACGTCGACATCGCCGCGATCGACGACTGCCGCTGGGCGTGCATGGATATCGACGCGTACGGCCACGTCTCCTGGGCGGTGCCTGGCGACGACCTGACGGTGTGCGTCGAGATCGCCGACGTCCGGGTCGGGTTGTTCCACGGCCACCAGGTCGGCGGCCAGGGCAAGGCGCAAGCGTGGCACGACAAGCAGGCCGGGAACCATCGCCCGATCGGTGCGGCCGACCTGCTCATCTCCGGCCACTACCACTCGTTCCGTCACGAGTGGCTCGGGCCTCGCACCTGGGTCCAGTGCCCGAGCGAGGATGCCGGGTCGCCGCAGTACGCCGAGACGGCCGGGGCGGGTGCGCGTCGTTCGGGGTCGGTCACGATCGACGTCGACGATGGGAAGGTCGGCGACATTCGCATCGTGTGAAAACGACAACCGCCCCGACCAGGTGGCCGGGGCGGTGTCGTCGGTGTGGGTCGATCAGGCGGGGGAGTTCGATGCCGTCGGTCGTCTTTTTATCCGAAGTGGATCTCAATCGACCGCTCGACGCCTTCGCCGTCATTGCCGAAGCACTTGGTGCACTGCTCACCGGCGAGCGCTTCGTCAATGCTGACCTGCACCGCCCGACGGGTTGAGCCGCAGTTAGCGAGGTCTGGGTGATCGTATGAGCCGTGGATCTTGCCGGTTGAGAGGGTCCGGATGAACATGAATCCATCCTCGGCGGTTTCGGTTGCGGTGGTGACTTCGTTGCTGTGCATGTGTTCATTATGCCGTGGGTTGACAACTAGCGCAAGCCTTTCGGGCAAGATTCTCGAGAAATATTTTTGACGGGTCAGGCGTGGCGTCGGAGCGGCTTCGGTTCCCCGAGTCGCTCGGGCCGGTTCGCCGAGTCACGCCACGCCAGCCGACACGACTGCGAGCAGAAGTACCAGCCGACCGCGAGGTCGCCGCACCACTTGCACTCGTACCCTTCGACGTCGTCGGCCACGCTCCGACACTACTGCCCCCGGCGGTCCTGGTGATGCGCCCACGCCACGAGAGCGGCGAGGTACACGACCAGCCCGCCGAGGGCGGCGAGCGCGTGCCAGTACGTCACGCCGCCTTCGTGTCGAGGAGCTGTTCGATCGCTCGACGGACGGCGGCCGAGCGGGTGATGCCTTCGGTCTCGGCGTACTTGCCGAGCGCCTTGATGAGGTCGGTGTCCATCTGGGCGGAGACGAAACTCTTGTCGGTGGTCATGGGTTGGTCTTTCGTTCGGTGGTCGTCCATGCGAGAGCGAGACGGCCGGATGGGTTGGGGAGTTGGATCTGGTCGCCGTGCCGGACGGCCGGGACGATCCGATGGTGTTCTTCTCGGAGGGTGCGGACCCAGCGGCGAGCAGTCTCGGTCCGGGTGGTGAGGTCGAGGTCGACCATCGCTTGGGCGATCTGGTCGTCGGTCGCGGGTCCGTGTTCGGTGAGCCAGTCGAGGACGGCTCGGTGGTGGTCGGTTAGGTCGTGGGTGAGTGTAGCGGCGGCGAGCTTCGAGGTGGCCGGGTCGGTGGTGCGAGCGTGCCGGGTCGACTCGGTGAAGTCGACCGGGGTCGGGACGTTCGACGAGCACCAGCCCAGGTGGTCGCCGGGTTGGTCCCGGCCACACTCGAAGCAGAAGCCGCTGGTCATGCGTCGACGATCTCGACCGGGACGAGGCGGACCAGGTCACCGTTGCCGGTGAGGTAGATCCCGTCGATCGACGTCGGGGTGAGCGTGCAGGCTGCCTTCGCCTCGGCCTTCGCCTTCGTCTCGCGTCGCTGCTTCGACTTCGCGTTGCGTGCGGCGTCGGACTGGAACTGGTGGTCGTGGACTGGGTGGAGGTCCGAGTCGAACGGCCGGTCGGTCCGGTAGGCGTAGGTGATGTATCGGCAATCGTCGGTCGGGCGGAACGCGTAGACGCCGGTCGGGTTGGGTTCGGTCGATCGCATCCGGGCGGCGTGGAGCTTCCCTGCCGCGGATTGGACGGTGCCGACTGGTCGATCGAGTTCGGCGGCGAGCTGCTTGCCGGTGAAGCGTTCACCGGGGCGGCTCATCAGGAACACGGCGACGGCGTCGGTCGACGTCATCGTGTCGAGTGCCTGCTGGTCGTGGCGGACGTTGGTCATGGTGATCTCCTTCGGGATCGGGTTGGCGGACCGAGCGGTCCGGGAACCCGACCGGCGAGGGGGAAGCCGGTCGGGAACCCGCACCGATCAGCCGAAGCGCCGGTCCCGAGCAGCGTCGAGCATCGCTCGGATCTGCGGAGTCTGGACGGCGTCGACCGTCCAGTCCGGCACGAGACCGGTCAAGGGTCGAGCCGGACGCTGCGGCTGAGCCGGAGCGTTCAGGTAGGGATGGTCGGCCGGGCGACCGGCTGCGATCCATGCGGCTCGATCGGCGAGGAACTGATCGGTGGTGGACATGGGCGGGACCTCCTCGGGTCGTGGTGGCTGGGTTGCCATGACGGTTTTCTACTCGATGTTGTCAGCATCTGTCAAGTCGATGCTCGTCGAGTCGTTCGATCGAGCGCGATTGACAAGATGGTCGAGGCCTAGTAGAAGACGATCTCGGACCGACCGGTCCATCGACGAGATACCCTCGTCGCTTTCCCATGACCAACCAGGAGGACACCATGACCGAACGACCAGACCTCGCCGCGCTTGCGGCTCCATTCAAGGACCACCAAGTGAAGGTCAAGCCTGGCGGCTTCGGCGCTCGATATGTGTCGCATAGCGAGGTCCAGCAGCGACTGCTCTACCACCTCGGCCCGACCCCGCAGCGGGTTGTCGAGATCATCCGCAACGCCGACGGGCAGACCCACGGCGTCATCCTCGAGATGACGTTCACCATCGACTCGAAGGAAGTCGTCATCCAGGAGGCGGGCGACTGCGAACGACCTGGCCCGAACGACGCGCTGAATACGCAGATGGCGATCTCGTCGGCGATCGCTCGCTGCTGCATGCGTGTCGGGTTGGGACTCCATCTGTGGAGTGGCGACGACCACTACGTCCTCGACCGTGCGCTCGCTCGGAACGTCGACGAGTGATGGCAGGCGTCGACCATCCGTTCGCGATCGTTCCGTGCCTGATGCTCGCCGAGGTCCGAGCGACTAGCGTCGTGGTGTACGCGGTGCTCGCTGAGCACGCGAACGCCGACCAGGAGTGCTGGCCCTCGATCAGGAGGATCGCCGAACGTGCGAACGTCACGCCCACCACGGTCCGGTCGGCGGTGAGAGAACTGGAGGAGAAGGGCTGGCTGACAGTTCGAGGACGAGTCACCGAGGAAGGGCGACAGACCTCGAACCTGTTCAAGATCAGACGCATCCGCAACTCGGACGTGACCCCTCAAGTTTTGGAAGGGTCCCCCTCCAAAAACCAGAACGGTCCCCCTCCAAAAAGCGGAAGGGGAACTAGACCCACTGAACTCGATCCAAAGAATCAGGCGAGACCTCGATATTCGACGGCCGCCGAAACTAGGGAGATGCTCGATGACAACCAGACCGACAACCCGGTCGACGATCTTGGCGATCGTGTTCGCAGCGTGCGCGACGAGCTGCGCCGCTGACGATCCGCTCGTCGCACCAACCTCGACCACGACGGAAGCACCAACCACCACGACCACCTCGACCACCACTTCGACGACGACCACGTCGACCACCACATCGACCTCGACGACCACCACCGCGGCACCGCCATCGATCGATGGCGTACCGACTCAGATCCTGGAATCGATCCAGAGCCTGTGGCCCGAGGCCGAGTGGAACCGAGCGATCACTGTCGCTCGATGCGAGTCCAACTATCGACTCGACGCAGCGAACCCGACGTCGTCGGCGCGTGGCGTGTTCCAACTCCTCGCACCCTGGACCCGCGACCCCGGCTCGAGTCGCACGGTGTGGGGATGGGACTACACCGACGACGGCGAGAAACTGTCAGCCGCCGCGGGACTCGGGATCTCGGAGAACGACGCCCGCTACGGCTACGGCAACATCACCGTCGCCCATCGCATCTGGTCCCGCGAGGGATGGTCGCCGTGGAACGCGTCCCGACACTGCTGGGCGGGATCATGAAGCGCTCGGGACAGATCCAACGCAAGACCCCACTCCGACGCGTGTCACCGAAGACAGCGAAGCGCAACCGCGCCCGCTCGAAGTTCCGACTCGAACAACTCGCTGCCCGACCAGGCTGCGAAGCACGCGACACGATCTGGACGGTCGACCCAACCTGGGACGGCTGCACGAGATGGGCGACCGACCTCCACGAACCACTCACCCGAGCGCGTGGCGGCGACATCCTCGACGCATCGAATACGATCGCGACATGCCGAGCGTGCCACGACTGGATTCACCGATACCCGACCCAAGCGACGGAGACTGGACTGCTGCGAACGGCAGACGCTGGACCCTGACCCACTACGACGACATCCTGACCGTCAACAAAGAACGATCGACGCACTGGTCGACCCGCTCGTCGGTGGTGAAGGCATGGCGCGAGGCGTTCGCCTGGCTGGCACTCACGTCGAAACTCCCGACGAACGGGTCGGTCGGTCCATGCCACATCGACGCGGTGCCGCTCACCGCTCGACGCTCTGGACGGCAAGATGTCGGCGCGTGCCTGCCCGTCGTGAAGGCAGCGATCGACGGACTCGTCGACGCTGGCGTGTGGCCCGACGACACCCCGGACTATGTCCTGTCGATTCGATTCTGGCCGCAACAGAAAGCGAGCGACCAAGGCGTTCGGATCGTCATCTCGGAAAGATGACCTGGGGTGGTTGTCAAACAGTCGCGGGTGTGGTTAGATACCTACATGCAGAACACCAACCCCACCACCACCACCACCACCCAGGGCACCACCCTCGAGACCAGCGTCCAAACAGTCGCCGAGTTCCGACGCTCCGTCGGCCTCGTCGTCGCCTGGATGGAAGACGCACTCGATGGTCTCAACGACGACGACCTCGTCGAAGTCGTTCGAGAAAACGCCGGGTTCTTCGGGCGCTTCGTTCGCTCCGTCACCGCGGCTTGATCCAACCAACCAACCAACCAACCAACCAACCAATCAACCAACCAACCAACCAACCAACCACCACGGAGGGCATCATGCTCAACTACCACCACGAACCAACCAACACCAGCGTCGAGACCATGACCGGCAACGTCCACAACGACACGCCGTGGGTCCAGACGAGGATCATCACGCAGTACGTCACCACGTCGACCACCAGCTACGACAACGCCCTCGTCGGCGTCTGGACATCGCAGTCGATCCACCTGTCGACCACCGACGACGTCTACGCCTACGTCCAGACGCGTGACGACGGCAGCCGCTACCTGGTCGTCAAGCTCGACCAGCACGACACGATCTTCGTCCCGATGGAGATCGCTGACGCCATCGCTGGAGCGCTCGCCGTCGACTCGATGAAGAGCGACACCGAGGCGGTGGCATCGTGAACGTCATTATCGCCTACCCCGACCGGGCCATCATCGACGTCAGCGTCCAGGAGCTGATGACCATCGAGGCGGCGCTCCTCGGGTTCCACCGAGACCAGCAGAACGCCCAGACGCCGTTCGGCATCCGCATCCAGGACACCGCCCGAGACGCTCGCCGCATCCAGGACGAGTGCTGGAAGCAAGACGCACGCGCCCGCGGGTTGACCGTCGAGGGCGACGAGCCGGTCGTCGAGGGCGGTGCGTTCTGATGGAAGCGATCGACCGCATCCCCTCAGCCGACTGGCCCGCGCTCGAAGCGTGGGCACGCCTCCAGGACGAACCCATCGAGGTCACCGCCGAGACGTTCGAGAACGAGTACCTCGGCGAGTGGCCGAGCCTCCAACGCTTCGCCTACGACCGGGCAGCCTGGGAGCACGGCCTGACCGACATGCTCGTCCCGTTCTTCGACGCCGACGCCTACATCGACTGGGTGTTCGGCGTCGACGGCTGCTTCGTGTCGATCGGTCACCCGACCGGCGTCTGGATCTTCCAGATCAGCGAGGAGCCGAAGATGGTCGGCCCGGTCATCGTGACCCGAACCGAAGCCGATCCCGAATGACCCGCGACGCTCGACTCACCGGCGACGACGTGCCGACCGCGCACATCGCCGTCGACGAGTTCTACCTGAACCACATCGGCGAGGTCGACGTCTTCCAGTACGGCGTCTTGTTCACCTGGTGCGAACCCGTCACCCTTCGCGAATGGATCGCCACCGTCATCGAGGACTGCTCGATCATCGGCGTCCCGTTCGAGGAGCTGCACGGCACCGTGTTCGTGTCGTCGATCATCGCGCTCGCCGTCGGCGACGAGTGCGGCGTTCACTTCACTCCGCGCCCGAACATCGAGGACGAGACCGTCGTGATCGTCGGCCACTCCGAGGGCGGCGTCCACCTCGCGATCGGCGAGGGCGAAGCCTGGGACCCGACGATGTGGCAACTCCGCTTCGGACCAAGGGGCGCGGCATGACACCCGATGAATGCTTGCCTCACGAGGAGATCGGCCACGGCCTGACCCTCGACGAACTCGTCGAGGCGCTACTCGACACCCGTGAGCGCATCACCCAACTCCGGGAGCACGAACAGTTCCTCATCAGCGAGATCCACGACGCCGCACCCGGCCGCAAGACCGAGACCGCGTTCGGCCTCGTCGAAGTGTCGAAGCGACGCAACCGCCGGTGGGATCACGACGAGCTGACGAAGCATGTCGTGTCCCGTGCCCTCGACGAACGCCACATCGACCCGGACACGGGCGAGGTGGAGCCGTCGTGGGTCGTCGTCACTCGTGCCCTCCGGGAGTGTGCCGGGATCTCGTACTGGCGCATCGGTGCGCTCCGCGACCGGGGCCTCGACCCGGACGAGTTCGCCGAGACGACCAGCGAGGCGAGGTCGGTCCGCATCCTGTAGGCTGCGGCCGACATAGAGATCTGGGCCGGGGCATGGTGCCTCGGGAGAGCCGAGTGACCGGTTGTGCGCTGTGGTGGCGCGGTTGCCGCATGAAACACCCCGGCCCAACTTCTCGAAGAATGTGCCCCGCTGGTGTTGACAACTGTTGCGGGATGGTGTTAACTATCACTTGTCGAACCAACCACCACCGAGGAGACACCGACATGACCTACAGCGAAGCCCTCCACCACCTCCACCTCCACACTGACCGAGACGCTCGGTTCACCGCCGAAGTGTTCTACGGCAACCACAACAACATCGAGTTCTGGGTCGTCGATAACGAAGCCGACGACGGCTACGGCATGGAGGTCGCGCTGTGCGACACGCTTATCGAAGCGACCGAGTTCGCCGAGCGTGCCAACATCCAGCCAGCCATCGCCACGAACGACCTCAGCGGTCTCGTCGCCTACTGATTCCAACCACCCACCACCAAGGAGACAGCCATGACCACCGCAACCATCAACAAGACCGCCGACCTCGTCGAAAACCTCGACGCCTTCGTCTGGGACTCCGGCAACTTCGAGCAGGACAGTCTCGTGACCTTCGCTCGGAACCTGATGGCCGACATCAACTCGGCCTTCCGCGATCTCAACTCGAACGCTCGCAGGCTCGCCGATCTGGGCGCGCAGCTCAACGACAAGATCGCCGCCGGTCACGGTACTTCCTTCGAGGTCGATCGAATCGCGCAGACCGGCCGGGAACTGGCCGACGCGCAGACCGCGTTCGACTCGAACCTGCAGACCCTGCGGGCGCTGCTGTTCAGCCTGACCACCGACGACGACAGCAAGGCGACCGTCCGCGCCTTGTTCACCATCAACTAATCAACCACCAACCAGATCCAAGGAGGATCATCATGAAGAACCCGACCACCACACCCGCCGCGGAAGAGTGGGGCTTTGCGGTATGCAAGGAATGCGACCGAGCGTTCGACTTGCTCGACGAAGACGACGCGAGCGAGTGGTACTACGGCCACGAATGCGAGGAGTCGTGAAGGACCCGCGCCGCACCATCAACATCGTCTCGACGATGGCGAACCTGTTCGGGTGCCACGACGACGAGTCCGTCATCGAGCAGCTCTGCGACCTGTCCGACCTCGCTGCGAACGTCCGCATCAGCCTCGTCAACAGCGACCTCGTCACCGCCGCCGACGAGATGAGCCTCACCGTCGACGAGTTCGAGCGGGACTTCGCCGAGTGGGAGCCGATCGCGTGACCGAACTACGACGAGTCAAGAACTGGTACGGCTGGACGATAGAACCACTCAACAAGCCAGAACCGGTGGAGCTACCACCACCAGCATCGCAACCCACACCGGTCCGCAAGGCGCGCCCAGTCCAGCCTGCCGTCCACGGCACCCGCCGCCGCTACGCCAAGGGCTGCCGCTGCGACGAGTGCTCACGCCGCGAGTCCGAGTACCGGGCAGCGTGGCGACTCCGCACCGGCCGGTCCAAGAAGAGCACCGTCCTCGGAGAGTCATCATGACGAACCGGCTCATCGACCTCACCGCCACCGCCGCCATCCTCGGGCTGGCATGGCTCGCGATCATCCGGCTCGGATTCATCATCGGACCCGACTCCTGTTGGGGAACGTGCTGATGGGTCGTAAGCGGAAGACCGACACGCGCAGACGTAAACGAACCGAGGCAGGCAAACTTCGACGGCAGCTACCGTCTAGAACGAACGACCTCGCGTCGCTCGATCGACACATGATGCGGCTGCTCCAATGGTGGGACGTGGAAGTGCTCATCGAGTGCCGCGACACGTTCCGAGCCGAGATCGAGAACGACAAGTATCGCCGCACGTTCATCGACGAGCGAGACAGCGTGGAGTCCCGGTTGGCGCGCAGGAAGCTGAAGCTGGTGGAACAAGAGCTAGAACGACGAGGTCATCAGGAGTGAGGGTGACGCTCGACGATCTGAACGTCGCCGAACTCCGAGCCCTCTACCGGACCCTCGGCGGAACCGGCGAGCACTACGACCCAGCGATCCTGCGTCGTCTGATCTCGACGCGTTCCGCCGGGGACGTCCCGCCCCACACTCCGAACACCTCCGGACGCCGCACCGCATAGTCGAGGCACTCCACCTGGACTCGACACCGACGGCACACCTCCCGAGCCTCTCGGAAGTCAGGCTGCTCAGGGAACCACACGTCGACCGACCCGCCACGGCACGCCCCGTCTCGCATCCACTCGACGCTCTCCATCACCATCAACGGTAACCGAGGGCGCTACCGTCGACGGGCATGACCCCGAAGCCAGGCATCCGCAAGACCGCCATCACCGAACTCGTCCCGCATCCATCGAACCCGCGGCAGGGCGACGTCGGCGCGATCATCCAGTCGATCGAATCGAACGGCTGGTACGGCACCCTCGTCGCACAGATCTCCACCGGCCACGTCCTCGCAGGCAACCACCGCCTCCAAGCCGCGATCCACTGCGGTCTCGATCGTGTCCCGGTGCACTGGGTCGATGTCGATGACGACACGGCGCATCGCATCCTCCTGGCAGACAACCGCACCACCGATCTCGCCACATATGACGAACACGCCCTCGCCGAACTGCTGGTCGAGATGGGCAAGACGGGCAACCTGGACGGCACAGGCTACGACGGCGACGACCTCGACGATCTCCTCGCCGACCTCGAACGCCACGGTCCCGACGCCGACGAACCACCGACACCGGCACCACCCGACGACCCGATCACGCAACCCGGCGACCTGATCCTCCTCGGGAACCACCGACTCATCTGCGGCGACACGACCGACCCGCAAGTCATCGCCCGCCTATTCGCCGACGGGCAACCCGCCCAGATGATCCACGCCGACCCGCCATACGGCATGAACAAGGAGACCATCGCAGGCGACAACCAGCACGGCCCGAAGCTCGACGCGTTCCAGATGCGATGGTGGACCACCTGGCGCGCCCACATCCTCGACAACGCCTCCGCGTACATCTGGGGAATCGCCGATGACCTGTGGCGGCTCTGGTATCTCGGCGGACTTCGAGACTCCGAAGTGATCGAGATGCGGAACGAGATCGTGTGGGCGAAAGGGAACGCCCAAGGCCAGAACCAAGACGAACGTCGGATGTACTCGACTGAGACCGAACGCTGCCTCCTCATCATGCTCGGACGCCAGACGATGAGCACGAACGCCGACGAGTACTGGGAAGGCTGGGAACCGATCCGCAGCCACCTCGCCGCCGAAGTCGACAAGATGGGATGGACAGCGAAGGACATCAAGCGCATCACCGGCGTCGGCATGTATTCCCACTGGTTCACGAAGTCGCAGTGGGTCATGATCCCCGAGAAGCACTACAACGCGCTCCGAGACGCCGCAGACGGGCAAGCGTTCGTGGAAGGCTTCGACACGCTTTCCACGAACTACAAAGGAATCGATCGGACGTCGTATCAAGATCTCAAAGATGCCTGGTATGCCACGCGTGCACCGTTTAACAACACCCACGACAACATGACCGACGTCTGGACCTTCGACAGTCCACGAGGCGATGACCGGCACGGGCACGACACACCGAAGCCGGTCGCACTCACCGAACGAGCCATCCGCACCAGCTCCAACCGAGGCGACGTCATCGCCGTCCCGTTCGCCGGAACCTGCCCCGAGATCATCGCTGCCGAGAACAACGATCGCACTGTCTACGCCGCCGAACTCGACCCCGGCTACTGCGACGTCATCGTCCAACGCTGGGAAGACCACACCGGCCAGACCGCAACCCGACCCTGACCAACCCGACATGAAAGACGATCCTCGAAACATGACCCCGAAGCCAGGCATCCGCAAAACAGCACTCACCGAACTCGTCTCCCACCCATCCAACCCGAGACAAGGCGACGTCGGCGCGATCATCCAGTCGATCGAATCGAACGGCTGGTACGGCACGCTCGTCGCTCAGATCTCCACTGGGCACGTCCTCGTCGGGAACCATCGTCTCCAGGCTGCGATCCACTGCGGCATCGACCGCGTCCCCGTCCACTGGGTCGACGTCGACGACGACACCGCCCACCGCATCCTCCTCGCCGACAACCGCACCACCGACCTCGCCACCTACGACGACCACGCCCTCGCAGACCTCCTCGCCGAGATGGGCAAGAACGGCAACCTCGAAGGCACAGGCTACGACGGCGACGACCTCGACGACCTCCTCGCAGAACTCGACCAGTCGTTCCAACAGCCCGACGACACCGACCTACCCGAACCGCTCGCAGAAGTGCCTCGCATCGCGAAGCCTGGCGACATCTGGCTACTCGGCAACCATCGAGTGATGTGCGGCGACTCCCGCAACCCCGACGACGTCGCCCGCCTCCTCAACGGCCAACAGATCAACCTCGCCGTCACATCCCCGCCATACGCCGACCGCAGGAAGTACGACGAGGACTCCCCCTTCCAACCGATCCCACCCGACCAGTACGTCGACTGGTATCAACCAATCGCGGACAACATCCTCCACCACCTGACCGACGACGGTTCGTACTTCATGAACATCAAGGCAGGATCGAACGGCCTCTCGATGGAGACCTACGTCATGGATCTCGTCAACGCCCACTACACACGATGGGGATGGAACATCGCGACCGAGTACTGCTGGGAACGCAACGGCGTCCCGATGAGACCCGCCCGTCGATTCAAGAACGCGTTCGAGCCTGTCTACCAGTTCACCCGCCCAGGCGAGGAGTGGCGATTCAACCCTGACGCAGTCACCTACGAATCGGAACGAGTCCCACAGGCACTAGGACCAGGCGCGGGCGACACCAACTGGGCGAAGCTCCAAGGGAGCAGCAACGCCGAACGACAAGGCCAGCCAGGGTTCGACTTCAAGATCAGAAGCGAACCAGGACTCGCCTACCCATCCAACAGACTCCCAACCTTCGCCTCATCTCACGAAGCGACCGGCCACGGCGCAGCATTCCCAGTCGGCCTCCCCGAGTTCTTCATCAAGGCCTACACCGACGACAACGACATCGTCTACGACCCCTTCTGCGGATCAGGCTCGACCATCCTCGCCGCAGACGCCAACAACCGACGCGGCCACGGCATCGAGATCTCCCCGATCTACGTCGACATCATCTGCAACCGATACCAGCGACACACCGACACGAAGCCCATCCTCGAACGAACTGGCAAGGCCCGAAACTTCGTCGACTAGACCACCCGCCCGACAACGCTACACTCGCAACATGGCCCGCAAGCCCGGACACCCCGCACCACAGAAGAACGCCACCGCCGCGCTCACACCCGACGAAGCCGACCGCTACCGCAAAGTCGTCGAACTGCGCCGAGTCGGCTGGACGTTCGACGAGATCGCCGACCACGTCGGCTACGCCGATCGGTCCTCCGCCAAACGCGCCTACGACGCCGCCCTGAAGCGATGGGGAACCGCGGCAGTCGAAGAGGTTCGAGCGTCCGAGGGTGAACGCATCGACCAGCTATGGCGACGAGTGTCGACCGCGATCGCCCAGCTCGGAGCCGACGCCGATCCGAACCAGCTCGCCACCCTCACGAACTCAGCGATCAGAATCTCGAGCGCACGTCGTCAACTGTTCGGGATGGACGCACCGCGCCAGCTCGAGGTCACCGGCCCAGAAGGCGGACCACTCCGCACCGACGTCGGCGAGATCCTCCGAGAACGTCTTCGCAAGCTCGAAGCGTGACCGACGAGCGATCGGTGGTGCAGCGGCTCATCGCCGCCGCGGAAGCCGAAGGCATCGACTGGGTCGAGGACTACGACCCGCACATGATCCGGTCGATCCTCTACGACTGGTCGGTGTGGGCACGCCCAGCGCAGCTCGCTCCCGACGGCGACTGGCGCATCTGGCTGATCCTCGCTGGCCGCGGGTTCGGCAAGACCAGGTCAGGTGCTGAGTGGGTGCGACGACAGGTCGAGTCTGGTCACGCTGGACGCATCGCACTCGTCGGAGCGACCGCCGCGGACGTCCGCGACACGATGATCGAGGGCGAGTCCGGCCTGCTTCGCATCTTCCCTGACGAGACCCGCCCGCGATACGAACCATCGAAGCGGCGGGTCACGTTCCCGAACGGAGCGATCGCCACGACCTACTCAGCAGACGAACCCGACCGACTCCGCGGACCGAACCACGATCTCGCCTGGGCCGACGAGGTCGCCGCCTGGCGCTACCCCGACGCATGGGACCAGCTGATGTTCGGCCTCCGGATCGGCGATCGACCGCGGGCGGTCGCCACCACCACCCCTCGACCGACTCGCCTGATCCGCAACCTCGCCGACCGGCCCGACTGCGTCGTGACCAGAGGCTCGACCTACGAGAACGCCGCCAACCTGTCCGCGACGTTCCTCGACGAGATGCGACACCGCTACGAGGGCACCCGCCTGGGTCGTCAGGAACTCGAAGCCGAACTGCTCCTCGACGCCGACGGCGCGCTGTGGAATCGCGACATGCTCGACGATGCCCGCACCACCACCGTCCCGAACCTCCGCCGGGTCGTCGTCGCGATCGACCCAGCCGCTTCGGCCAACGTCGACTCGGACGAGACCGGCATCATCGTCGCAGGCGTCGACGACCACGGCCACGGCTACGTCCTGGAGGACCGCTCGATGAAGGGCAGCCCCGCCGAGTGGGCGTCCGCTGCGGTCACCGCGCACCACGTCCACAAGGCCGACCGGATCGTCGCAGAGGCGAACCAGGGCGGCGACATGATCTCCCACACCCTTCGCACCATCGACGCCTCGGTCCCCGTCAAGCTCGTCCACGCGTCCCGCGGCAAGCGCACCCGAGCCGAACCCGTCGCTGCCCTGTACGAGCAGGGCCGGGTCCACCACGCGGGAGCGTTCCCTGAACTCGAAGATCAGCTGTGCACCTGGACACCAGACGGACCATCACCCGACAGGCTCGACGCTCTCGTGTGGGCGCTGTCGGAGTTGATGGTCGGCGGTCGAGAGCCGCAGGCGGTGGTCCCTTTCCAGTCGACCCGAAAGTCGCCCTGGACAGTGTGACGGCCGCGGCGGCGGTCGTTTTCGTCGACTACGATCGACGCATGGTCGCAGTCCCCTCGTACATCTCCGCCAACGCGTCCCGCGGCTTGGACCTGCTGGAGTTCGCTGGTGATGGTCTGCGCCCTGCCACGATCCGCGAAGCTCGGGCGATGGCAGGCGGCAACGTGTCCGAGGACAAGGTGACCCGGATGGCCGCGTGGTTCGCTCGACATCGAGGCGACATCGAGACAGACGACAGTCGAGCGTTCATCAATGGGGAGACCGATCGACCCACGCCAGGGATCGTGGCGTGGTTGCTGTGGGGCGGTTCCCTCGGGCAGGACAGGATGGCAGCGATGGAGTGGGCTGAACGCACACGAGACCGACTGGAGAAGGTCGCGGGATCTGATGCTCGTGTCGGGCGTGCGTACCTCTACGCCATCCCGAAGCCGCCAGGACCGACCGAGTACGCCACAGGCGTCGCGGTCGAAGTGTTCCGCACTGGCACGATCGAACGCGCAGGCGACACGAGAGAAGCATCGAGCGACGACCCCGCCGTCCTGATGCAGGTGTACGCCATCGACGAAGATCGACGCCTGACCCCGACCGATCGACAGGCGCTTCGATCAGCCTCGGAACTTCGACCAGCTGGCGACATCAGCGACCGAATCAAGAAAGAAGTCTCGGCCCGAGTCCGAGATGCGCTCGAACGCAAGGTCGAGGACCACAACGAGAAGCACGGCAGCACCGCCTCGAAGCGAGTCACCCTGCGAATGCTGAGCGCCGTGTTCGAGCGTGGTGTCGGCGCTTACCGAACCAACCCAGCATCGGTTCGACCGAACGTCGGATCAGCGGACCAGTGGGCATACGCCAGGGTGAACGCGTTCCTCACCGCGGTACGCACGGGACGATTCCCTCGATCAGCTTTCGACACCGACCTACTGCCCGAGGGGCACCCGCTGTCGACCAGGAAAAGCATGGACACCGACAAAGCCCACATCCGCTACCCCGACGGCGAACCGATCCCGCACGCCCTCCCCGACGCCTACGCACCCGCCGACGGTCAGCGTCGCTGCGACAACTGCGCCTATTACAAGATCGGCGCGTGCCTGAAGTTCGGCGCGGCGGTCCGCGCCGGGTATGTCTGCGCTGCGTGGAAGCCGATCCTCGCCGAGGTCGACGTCGAGATCGAGTCGGGCTACGGCTACGACGACGAGACGAAGGGATACGGTCACGAGTTCCGCAAGGAGATCGTCGAGGAGGATGGTCGCTTCTGTGTCTACTCCGAGGGTCGTGGTCGACGCTTCGGCTGCTACGACACGATGGCCGACGCCGAGGAACGCCTCGCCCAGATCGAGTCGTTCTCTCGATCGCTCGATGGTCTCACACCTGAGCAGCTCATCGCCGCCCACCAACTCACTCACAAGTCGAGCGGCGACATGATGCTCGACCTCGCTCGCAGCGTCATCGAGGACCGCCTCGAAGCGCTCGGGTTCGCTCCGCCGTACACGACCGGCGACACCACCGAGAAGCTCGCAGCGCTCCACGCCGTCGTCCCGTTCGCCAAAGCCGAGGAGCGCTACACCCTCGGCCCGGTGTACGTCCCCGGCCGCCTCGACGGCCACGGCGAGTTCATCGACGCCGCCACACTCCAGAAGGCGATCTGGGACTGGGTCCGCTCCGGCGACCGCACCATCTTCCTCCAGCACTCCGACAAAGCCGCGGGCGAGATGGTCGAGATCCTGACCTGGCCGATGCCGATCCAGACATCGCTCTCGCTCCCAGGCGAAGACATCCGCAAGGTCGAGTTCCCAGCCGAGACCCCGTTCATGGGCGTCGTGTGGGAGTCATGGGCCTGGGATCTCGTCAAAGCGGGCCAGCTCCGCGGCTACTCGATCGGCGGCAAGGCCCGCCGCGTCGAGGCAGATCTATCCCTGACCCCGACCAGCGAGTAGGCTGCCGATCGTGGCGCAGAACAAGACGGGCGGCCGGACCACGCCGGTCAAGAAGCAGAAGGTCACGTCGACCGACTTCGCTGAGGTTGGCTCGGCTGGCCTGTCGGTGAACGCGGGACAGATCACCGAGGACTTCCTACGACAGCTTCAAGGTCGAGGCGGGATGGCGATCTTCCGCGAGATGGCCGAGAACCATCCCGTCATCGGCGCGACGCTCGCTTCGATCGAGATGTTGTTCCGCTCGGTCGATTGGACCGTGCAGCCCGCGGACCCCGACGACCAGGCCGCCATCGACGAGGCCGAGTTCGTCGCGTCGTGCATGTCCGACATGAGCACCTCGTGGGAGGACTTCATCTCGTCCGTCCTCGGGTTCCTCGTGTACGGCTACTCGCTCCACGAGATCGTCTACAAGCGCCGCAACGGCCTCGCCGACGACGGCACCTCCTCGAAGTTCGACGACGGCCGGATCGGGTGGCGCAAGCTCCCCGTCCGGGCACAGGACACCATCACCGAATGGCAGCTCGACTCGCACGGCGGGATCGAGGGCGCGATCCAGCAGGACCCCTCGGCGGGGACGAACGTGTTCCTCCCGATCGAGAAGTCGCTGCTGTTCCGCACCACGACCCGCATGAACAACCCGCAAGGCCGCTCGATCCTGCGATCGGCCTACGTCTCGTGGTACTACCAGAAGCGCATCGCCGAGATCGAAGCGATCGGCATCGAACGCGATCTCGCCGGGATGCCTGTGGCGTTCGTGCCACCCCAGCTCCTCTCCGACTCCGCCACATCGGCCGAGACCCAGGCCCTCACCGCGATCAAAGAGATCGTCCGCAACATCAGACGCGACGAGCAAGAGGGTCTCGTATTCCCCCTGGCCTACGACCACGAGACCGGCAACCTCGCCTACGACATCAAGCTCATGAGCACTGGTGGTCGCCGCCAGTTCGACACGAACGTCATCATCAGCCGCTACGACACCCGGATCGCGATGACGATGCTCGCCGACTTCCTACTGGTCGGTCACGACCGCATAGGCGCGCAGGCGCTCTCGGTGTCGAAGATCGAACTGTTCCAGGACTCGATCGCCGCCTACCTCGCCTCGATCGCTGACGTCCTCAACAGCTACGCGGTGCCTCGCCTGATGCGGATCAACGGGATCGACCCGCGCCTCGCTCCGACGATCGCCTACACCGCACCACGCGCACCCGACCTCGACACGATCTCCAACTACGTCTCCCGCCTCGCCACCGCGGGCGCGCTCATCCCAGACGACAATCTCGACGACTACCTGCGAGAGATCGGCGGACTCCCGACCGACGAGGAAGCGCAGGTCGACTGATGACCAACTCGTACATCGACCCGCCCGCCTCGATCGCCGAGTTCACCGGCGGCAACCAGCAGATCGTCACCGGCAGCTCGGTCCTCTACGGGATCGTGCTGTGCGACGAGGGCGCAGCGAACGTGAAGGTCCACCTGCACAACGGCACGTCGACGTCGGGCGAACACGTCGCCGCGCTGGACATCTCCTCGAACGGTGCCGGGACGATCTGGTACGGGCCGAACGGCGTCCACTGTCCCGACGGGATCTACTGCGAGGTCATCACCGGCACCGCTGTCGGTTCGGTGTTCTATTCGCCATGACGGTACGGGTCGACATGGGCGACCGTGATCCCGGCGAGGTCTACAAGAACCACCGCCCTGAGTTTCGACCGGTCGACTCCGACAAGCTCTACGGGTCCGAACGCACCGTCGCCACGGCCGTCGGGAAGATCGCGGATGCCATCCAGACCGACCTGCTCGTCGACTACATCTACGACCGAGTCACGATCGCCACGCTCACCGCTCGCATCGCAGAACTCATCACCGACGACCCCGACATCCTCCAGCGCCCGATCTTCGCAGCGTTCCAGTCAGGCGCACAGGACGCCGCCGAGCAGCAACGCCGCGACGTCAACCGGGTCCTCTACGACCTGGGGTCGCCAGTCATGCTGCGCTCGACCGCGGAACTCCGCAAGGCGAAACGCGAGGTCATCTGGGACGCCGACCTCCGAACCTTCGACCGCACCGACCCGAACGCGCCCGGCCGCATCTACGCCCGGTTCCGTTCCGAGTCGATCCTCGACGACCTGACCACCACCGTCCGCACCTCGATCGAGACCGCCATCACCGACTCGTTCACCGTGTCGCAGTCGTTCACGACCGGCCGCACCGTCACCGGCCTGACCCCGCAACAGACCGCCCAGACCATCTACGCCATCCTCGACGACATCTCCCCGACCCGCCCGACCGGTGCCGACCTCGCCGCCCGCTACGTCGGCCACACTCGAGGACTCACCGACCGCTACACCGCCGCGGTCATCAAGCACGGCAACGCGATCGCGTTCGAGCAGATCGCCGCAGGTCAACGACCGAGCGTCGCGCTTCGAGTCGCCGAGCGAGCGATGCAGCGCTACGGGGATCGACTGCGTCGGTCACGCGCCCGAGCGATCGCTCGCACCGAGATCGCCTACGCCCAGAACGCGGGCATCCAGTACCAGAACCAGCTGCTGATGGATTCGGGCGTCGTCGCACCCGAGTCGCAGAAAGAATGGATCACTGGCCCGTTCGACGTCTGCAACATCTGCGTCCCCCTCGGCGGCACGCGGGTCCCGCTCGCTGGTGACTTCTTCTGGCCGAGCGGATCAGGCAACCCGCCCGCCCATCCGAACTGCCGATGCAAGACCCGCGTCGTGCCGACGATCGGCGAGCCACCTGTGCGGGTCGGTGCTGGCACCATCACCGACCCGTTCCGCTACCAGTTCGCCGACGGCTGGATTGCGCCGATCAACCCCGTCTCGTAGCCCTCTACTGACACGTCGAAACTCGCCACCTACACTTCGACTCGTGCAAGCGCATCAACTCGTAGATCTCGAACTCGACGAGGTGTCCGGGGTCGACCACCCTGCGTCCCTCGTTGAAGGCTGGCTCGTCATGAAAGCCGACGACCCGATCTCCGACGCGTTCGCCGACCTAATCACCGACCAGGAGGAACCCGTGGAAGACATCCACGAGGCTGACCCGGTCGTCGACACCCCGGTCGCTGACGAAGCGTTGGCGAAGGAACTCGGCGATCTGCGGAAGGCCCTCACCGACATGACCGCCCACTTCGAGAAGGCTGCCGCCGAGCGTGACGCGCTCGCCGAGACCGCCGACATCGAGAAGGCCGCCGCCAAGGTTGCCGAATGGGATCAGGTCCCCGGCATGACCGACGACTTCGTCCCGGTGCTGCGCTCGCTCGACGACGAGCAGCGTGACGCTGTGGCCGCGGTCTTCGACGCCTGCCAGATCGCGTTCGCCGAGGCGGACGTCACCAAGGAACTCGGCACCGACGCCGCTGGCGACAGCGATGCCCTGTCCACCATCCAGAACCTCGCCAAGGGCCTCGTGGCCGACGGCAAGGCTTCCAACTTCCACCAGGCGATCGCGCTCGTTGCAGCTGATCGTCCCGACCTCTACGCTGACTACGTCGGCGGGAAGGGCTGAGACTCATGGCATACGAGTCCCCGCAGATCAACATCGGCACGCTCACCGCGGCCGCTGACCTGTCCGGCAAGCAGTACTACTTCGTGAAGCTCGCCAGCGAGTCGACCGTCAACGTCTGCTCCGCCGTCACCGACGTCCCGATCGGCGTCCTCCAGAACACCCCGGCCGCAGGCGAGAGCGCCGAGGTCACCATCTTCGGTCTCTCGAAGGTGTCCGCCGACGCCACGCTCGCCGCGGGCGACGTCATCGGCACCTCGGCGGACGGGCAGGCACAGCCGCTCACCGTCGGCACCGAGACCACCGTCTACACCTGCGGCCAGGCCATCACGGCCGGAGCCGCCAACACGCTCCAGACCGCCTTCATCAACATCTCGAACGGGAGGGCTAGCTGATGCCTCAGCCAACTCAATCCGACGTCCATGTCGACGCGATCCTCACCGGCATCTCGGTCGCCTACATGCAGGAGGCGGATCACTTCGTCGCTGGCAAGGTGTTCCCGAGCGTTCCGGTGACGAAGCAGTCCGACAAGTTCTTCACCTACACGCAGGCCGACTTCTTCCGCGACGAGGTCCAGTACCGCGCCGACGGCACCGAGTCCGCCGGTTCGGGCTACGGCCTCTCGACCGACAGCTACTCGGCGAACGTGTGGGCGCTCCACAAGGACATCGGCGACCAGACCCGAGCGAACGCTGACGCGCCGCTCAACATGGATCAGGACGCCACCCGCTTCCTCGCCCAGCAGATGCTGATCCGTCAGGAGCGCGACTGGGCGACCAACTACTTCGGCACCGGCATCTGGGACACCGACACCACCCCGTCGACCCTCTGGTCGGCCTCGGGTTCGGACCCGATCGGCGACGTCCAGGCGGGCATCAACACGATGCTCACCAACACAGGCTACCGCCCGAACGTCGGCGTGTGCAGCTATGCGGTCTTCTCGATCCTGAAGAACCACACCGACATCGTCGAGCGCTACAAGTACACGACCAGCGAGTCCATGACCACCGACCTGATCGCTCGGGTCCTCGGTCTCGACGAGCTGCACGTCATGGGCAGCATCGTCAACTCGGCGGACGAGGGTGCCACGGCGTCCTACGCCCAGATCGGCGACAAGGACATGCTCCTCGCCTACGTCCCGGCGTCCGCGGGTCTCATGCAGCCCTCGGCTGGCTACAACTTCACCTGGACCGGTCTCGCCAACAGCGGCGGCATCGGCACCTCGACGAGCGTCAGCCGGTTCCGCATGGACCACCTCCGCGCCGACCGCCTGGAGATCCAGAGCGCCTGGGACTTCAAGGTCGTCTCCAGCGCCCTCGGGTACTTCTTCTCGAACTGCGTCGCCTGACGCCTCGGGTAGATCCCACACCCAACACCCCAACAGCCCGCCCGGTTTTCGTTCTCCTTTCCGGGCGGGCTGTTGCGCGTCTCCGCAGACGCGCCCGACCTCGTGGCATAGGATGACCGCATGACGTGGACCTACTCCGGAGACCCGGCAACGAACGCACGCGACTCGATCCGGTTCCTGGTCGGCGACACCGACACGAACGACCAGCTCGTCTCCGACGAGGAGATCGCCTGGACCAACTCGCAGGTCACCGGCTCCGACACGGCGACGACGGACCTCTACACCGTCGCCTACCGGGTCATGTTGGCGATCGCCTCGAAGTTCAGCCGCCTCGCCAACCAGGCCATCGGCGATATGCGCGTCGACCTGTCGCAGAAGGCCGACAACGCCCGCACCCAGGCCGAGCAGCTTCGGGTCCTCGCCGGACGTGAGAACCTGGTGCCGGTCCCGTATGCCGGAGGCATCTCGGTCTCGGACAAGCGGATCGACCGCGACAACGCCGACCGGGTCGACCCGTTCTTCACCTCGGGCCAGTTCGCCAACACGTCCGACTATGGCGCAGGCCCAGCCCGAGCCGACGCCGGGATCGACGACGACACCCTGTCATGACCGGCGCAGCTTCGTCCGACGTGTTCGCCACGGCGCTCCGGGTCAACATGACGCCGCAGCAGGTCAGCACGCGCACGACCTCGACGCTGAACAACTACGGCGAGGCGACGTTCACCGGCGACGCCACCACCTACGACTGCTACATCGAACGGACCCTCGACCAGCCGCCCGGTGTGAACGCCGACGTGACGGTCGAGTACAAGGTCTTCATCCCGGACCGGACGCTGTCGATCGACACCGGCGACGAGATCACCCTCCCCGCTCCGGTGTCCGGCACCCGCCCGATCGTCGCGGTCGAGACACTCGCCGACCCGCTCGGCCAGGTCGGCCAGGTCGTGTACGTCGGGAGAGTCAGCCGATGAGCCGGGTGACTTCCACGTTCAACAAAGTTGCGGCAGCACAGCAACGGGCGATCGCTGCTGGTGTTCGGCTCGGCGTCGGCCAGATCCTTCTGGAGATCGGCGCACGCGCCGACGAACTCGTCCCGTTCGACACCGGCGCGCTGTCCCGGTCGCAGACGACGTCAGTCAAGGGCACAGGCGACGGAAACATCGAAGGCAGGATCAGCTACGGCGGACCCGCTGCCCCGTACGCTCTCGTCCAGCACGAGAACCTGAACCTGTCGCACCCGCCGAAGTCGAAGGGCGGCAGCCCGGTCGCCGAGGGCCAAGGTCGCGGTCCGAAGTATCTCGAATATCCGTCGAACCAGATCGCGAAGAAGGCGGAGGCGATTATCGCGAAGTCGGTCGCCGCGTCGAAGGGCATCCTCTGATGGCTTTCCTCGACGACATCGGCACCCACCTCGCCGGTGCGACCATCCCGGCTGAGTCGCTCACGCTCGGCACGAACCTGTTCCTCGGTCGCCGCCCCGATACGCCGGATACGCTCGTCGCGTTGTACGAGACTGGCGGCACCGCACCCGAGCTGGTCTTCGGAACGAACTCGGCCCCGCCCGTCGAGACTCGTGGCCTTCAGGTCGTCGCACGCGCTGCCGCCTACTCGACGTCGGAGGCTCTCTGCACCGACGTCTGGGTGGCGCTGTGCCTGATCGACAACGAGACGATCAACTCGACCCGCTACCTGTTGGCCGACCCGGTGCAGTCGCCGTTCGCTCTCAACCGAGACGACCAGGACCGGATGCTGCACGTCGTGAACTTCCTCGTGACTCGTGAGGTCACCTGACCCGTACGGCGACGACGTCGAGTCGAGATGGCCTGCCGAGTTGCGATGCTCGGAGTGCGGCAAGCTCCTCGCCGAGCAGGTCAACGCACCCTTCCGGATCATGTGCCCGCGATGCCGGAAGGTGAACCGGCCCGACTAGGTCTCTATGGCGAGAACGCCGCAGCGCACCTACACTCGCCCTAGTGCGCTGAGTCGCCTCGTGACCGAGTGTCCTCTCCGGAGGTCGCTCCATGCTCCGAGAGAGGTCTCATGCCACGCTACACAGTCACCGGCGGTCCGAGCGGCGACGCCGGGATCGACATCGGCGACAAGCGCTACGAACCCGGCGACACCCTCGACGCCGCAGCGAAGACCGTGAAGTGGCTGGTCGACGACGGCTACCTGACCCCGGCGGGCAAGACCGCAGCCGCTCCGGCTGACGAGGAGGAGTAGCAGATGCCCACGTTCCAGCACGGCAAGTCGACGTCCGTCTATCTGGACGAGTTCGACATGAGCGCCTACCTCCAGGCATCCGACGTCGGGTTCGATCAGGACACCGCTGACGTCACCACCTACGGGGCCAGCAGCCGGGCGTTCATCGCGTCGCAGGCATCCGGCACGCTCTCGTTCAACGGACTCATCGACGCCACCAACACCGCCGGAACGTCCGACAAGGAGTTCGAAGCGATCCTCGGGTCCGCCACTCACCCGGTGCTCACCGTCGCGATCGAGGGCGGCACCATCGGGAACCGGGCGGTCATCGCCCGAGCGAACGAGACGAGCTACACGATGGCGACACCGGTCGCTGACGTGAACTCGCTGACCGCCGACTTCCAATGCTCCGCCGACCCGGCGAACAACGTCGACTTCGGTGTGGCGTCCGCCGTGCAGCTCACGACCGGCGCGTCGATCGCTCACGGGTCGCTCGGCAACCTCGCCTCGGTCGACAACGGCGCGTCGAGCACGAACGGCGGAGCGGCTCTGCTCCACGTCCCGACCAACACCGTCGACGGCGCGACGACCATCAAGGTCCAGCACTCGGCCGACGACGCGGTCTGGGCCGACCTCGTGACGTTCACCGCTGTCGGTGCGTCGACCATCACTTCTCAACTGTCGGCCGTGACCGGCACCGTCAACCAGTACCTGCGGGTCACGGCCAGCACCGCAGGCTCGTCCGGAGCGATCACCTTCATGGTGTCGTTCGCACGCTTCTAGGAGGAGCGAACCATGCCCACATTCACCACCGGCAAGTCCGCCGTCTTCAAGATCGACGACACAGGCGGCACCCTTCAGCCCATCAGCGACGTCCTGAACAGCGTCGACTTCCCCGAGACAACCGACACCGCAGAGGTAACGGCGTTCGGCGCGTCGAGCCGCAGCTACATCGTCTCGCTCGAATCCGCCACCATCTCGATCTCCGGCATGTACGACGCCACCGTCGACGGCTACCTCAAGGGCGGAGCCGAACCCGCCAGCCGCTCGTTCGAGTACCAGCCGACCGGTACCTCCGGCGAGTCGAAGTACACCGGCGAATGCATCCTTACGAGCTACTCGCTGTCGTCCCCCGTCGGTGACGTCGTGACCTTCTCCGCTGACTTCCAGGTCACCGGCGCAGTCACCCGAGGCACCGTCTAGTCGTGACCTCCACCCGGCACGCTCTCCCCTCCAGTAGCGTGCCGGGTGGAACTACGACAGGAGCACACCATGACCGACCTACGAGCCGCGATCCTCGCCGCAGCAGACACCCCGACCGACACGGTCGAGGTTCCCGAGTGGGGCGTGACCGTCGGCATCAAGTCGATGTCAGCGAAGTCCCGCGCCGCTGTGATGGAACTCGCGCAGCAGGGCGACGGGATCGACGCCAACAAGGTTCTCGGCATGTGGGCTCGCACGCTTCAGGGTTGCATCGTCGACCCCGAGACTGGCGACCCGATCTTCGAGACCGAAGACATGGAAGCGCTCATGGACAAGTCAGCGACCGTGATCGAGCGGTTGTGGACGATGTGCTTCGAGCGATCGGGCATGACCGAGGACAAGGTCAACGAGGCGGGAAAAGACTCCTAGGCTTCTCGGGCGGTAACCCCGAGCGCCGGTTCTACTTCCGCCTCGCACGCGACCTCGGCATGACTGTCGGCGAGCTACTCGCCCGCATGTCATCCGAAGAACTGACCGAGTGGATCGCTCTCTACCGGATCGAACACTCTGAACGAGAACAGGCCGCCCAACGAGCGAAGGCTAGGAAGTAGATGGCCGTAGGCACGACAGTCGCCCGCATCAACACGATCGGCACCGC